TGTGGCCGCTAAAAAAAGTCCGCCTCGCGCGCGCGAGGACCGGCGGAAAGTACCCGCGTGAGCGAGCAGGGGCAGCTGTGGGACGCGGGCCCGGTGCTCGTCGGCGGCCGCGGCCGGACGACCGTGAGACGAGGCTCGCGCTGCAGCGAGCCAGGATGCGGTCGCGAGCGGCGCCACATCGCTGGCGCGCTCTACTGCTCGCGTCACGACCCGGAGTTGACCACCTGCCGCCAGCCGGGTTGTGACCGGCCGCGCCGGCTCGATCCCGGCAACGCGCGCTACTGCGACCAGCACACTCGAGCGCGTCACGGCAACTACGTCGAGCGCGCCGAGTGCCTGCGCTGCGGGTCAACCTTTGCGCGCCGAACGCGCACGGGCGGCGAGTCGCCGCCGGCGCTCGCCTGGCGCGACTTCTGCGTTCAGTGCCGCACGGCGTCGCCGCTCACGATCAAGCAGCTCTCGATCCACCGCGTGCCCGAGACGACAGCACGCGCATGGCTAATCGCAGGCGAAGCGCTCGCTTGTGAGATCTGCCGGCGGCCGTTCGGCGAGCGATGGTCGAGGGCGACGATCGACCACGATCACCGCTGCTGTGGCGGCAAGCGATCCTGCGGAAGCTGCGTGCGCGGGATTCTCTGCACTACGTGCAACACGGCGCTCGCGGGCTTCGAGAGGCTGGTCGTCGCCGGCATCCCGCGCGACCAGCTACTCGCCTATCTCGGCCAGGGCGCCGACGAGCTCGACGCTGCCCTGCAACGTTGGCTGGAGCACGACGCCGAGGCGAGACGACAGACAGCGACCGGGAGGACGACATGACCGATGTGCCGACGACCGAGCCGACCAACCTCGTCGAGCGCGCCTGCGCCGCGGCGATGGACGCCGCAGAGCGGGAGCTCGGCGCCGGCGGCGGCCGGCTGGACTACATCTACCTCGGGCTCAGCGCGAGCGACGTCCCCGAGGGCGAGCTCGACGCGTGCACGTCGGCGGCCGGCACTGACCTGCCCGAGGACATCGGCGACCGCGCCCGGGCGATCGTCGCGTTCCTGGTGACGGAGGCGGCGTCGACGGCGAGGGCCATCGGGCTGGACGTTCGGATCGTTCCGCTGCCGGGCCCGATGGGGCAGGGATGACGGCGCCGGCGAACCTGGACGAGCCGCGGCTCACGGCGGCGATCACGTTCGTGCGGCGGACCGGCGCGACGTCGGTGCAGCTCCGCTACTCGGACGACGAGTCGCCGATCGTGTGGATCGCGGTCGCCAGCTACCCGGACGATCGGCATGAGGCGGCGGCCGCGCTCGAGCCGACCCGGGCGGCGCTTCGGCTGTGCGAGCAGCTCGCCGACGGCGGCCACTGCACGCACTGCGGCCGGCCGACCGGCCTCGAGCCCGACAGTCTGGAGACGATGCCGCTCGACGAGCTGGTCTGCTGGTACCAGTACGACCCGGAGCTCGAGACGTTCCGCCGCGGCTGCGAGGGCGCATGAGCGACGACCGGCTAGCGGAGATCCGCGCCGCGCTGATGTCGGGCGCCGATCTGCGCGAGAAGTCGGCCTCGCTGGTCGAGGCGATGCTGCTCGACCTCGAGGGCCTCGACGACGACGACCCGCCGCCCGAGTGGTACGACGGCGTGGCGAACGTGCCCGCGAACGTCGGCGAGCTCCGCGCCCGGCTGCGCCTGACGCTTGCCGAGATCGCCGCTCGGGATGGAGGGTCGGCATGACGACCTGGGACGAAGCCGCCGAGGAGCTCGCCGGCACGCTCCGCGACGCGATCGACGCGCTCGAGGACGGCGGCGTCAGCGCCGACGACGACACGCCCGAGGCGCGGCTGCTCGTCGGTCTGCGCCACGCGATCGAGCAGTGGGACGCGAGCGCGCCGCACTGCCCGGACGGCCACCGCATGACTCTCCGCTCCCGGTTCAGGCTCGACCATGAGCCGGGCGACAGCCCGCGCGACACGGAGCTGCTGGCCCGGTTCGAGGCGGGCGGGCTCGAGCTCGGCGCCGACGCCGTGCTGTGGTACTGCGCCCGCTGCAACTACGCGCACGTCGACTTCGCCTACCCCGACGACGAGGCCAAGCCGTGACACGGATCCACGACTCGCTCGCCGAGCTCGCCGTGCCGATCAAGAGCCTGCGACCGTACAAGGGCAACCCGCGCGTCGGCGACATCGCCACGATCCGCGAGTCGCTCGAGACGAACGGCCAGTACCGCCCGATCGTCGTCCGCCGAGCGACGAACGAGGTGCTCGCCGGCAACCACACCTGGCAGGCGGCGCGCGAGCTCGGCTGGCAGGAGATCGCCGCGACCTTCGTCGACGTCGACGCCGAGCAGGCGCGCAGGATCGTGCTGGTCGACAACCGGGCGAACGACCGCGCCGGCTACGACGACGAGGCGCTCGCGAAGCTGCTGCAGGCGATCCAGGATCTCGCCGGCACTGGCTGGACGTCGGGCGAGCTCGACCGGCTGCTCGACAGCCTGGCCCGATCGGGTGAGGACGCCGCCCGCGACACCGAGCCGATGGCGCCGCCGGCGAAGCCGACCGCGAAGCGCGGCGACCTCTGGCAGCTCGGAGGCCACCGGCTGATCTGCGGCGACTCGACCGACGCCGACGACGTCGCGCGGCTCTTCGGCGACGAGCTCGCCGAGATGGTCTGGACCGACCCGCCCTACGGCGTCGACTACCACGACCGCCGCGGCGGCAAGCGCCAGGGCTACTACGGCAAGGGCGGCGTCGGAGCGACCGCCGGCGCCAGCTTCGCCGGCGACCACCTCGACCCCGAGCTCCTCTACGAGCTCGTCAAGGGCTCGCTCGGGCTCGCGCTCGAGCACACCCGCAAGGGCGGCGCCGTCTACGTCGCCCACCCCGACGGCCGCGCCCCGGTCTTCCGCCGCGCCGTCGACGACGCCGGATGGGACATCCATCAGACGCTCGTGTGGGTCAAGCAGGTCTTCGTGCTGACCCGCCAGGACTACCACTGGCAACACGAACCGATCCTCTACGGCTGGCGCCCGGGCGCCGGCCACCGCTGGAACGGCAGCATGGGCGAGCCGACGACGATCGACGACGAGGTCGATCCCCGCACGCTCGAGAAGCGCGAGCTGCTCGCGCTGGTGCGGCGGCTCCGCAACGCGCGGAACACCGACGTCGTGCGCGCCGACCGGCCGATGGTCGCGGAGCTCCACCCGACCTCGAAGCCGGTCGAGCTCGTCGCGCACATGGTCCAGAATTCGAGCCGCCGCGGCGAGCTCGTCTACGAGCCGTTCGGCGGCTCAGGGACGACGATGATCGCAGCGGACAACCTCGGACGCCGGGCCTACCTCGTTGAGTACGAGCCGCGCTACTGCGACGTGATCGTCGACCGCTGGCAGCGACACACCGGCGAGGCCGCCGAGCTCGAGAGGAGGCGCAAGGCCCGTGCCGCCGTGTAGCGCGACGACCGCGAAGGGCTCGCCCTGCAAGCACCCGGCCGCGGCCGGCAGCGACCTGTGCGCCGTCCATCAGAGCCGCCGGCTCGGCCGGCCGACGATGCTGACCGACGAGATCGCCGGCCGCCTAGCGACGCTGCTCGCGGCCGGCAACTACGACGAGACAGCAGCTCGAGCTGCCGGCATCAGCCCGCGCACGCTCCGCGAGTGGCTGCACCGCGGCCTCTCCGGGCGCAAGCGCGACGAGCCCTACGCCCGTCTGCGCGCCGAGCTCGACGAGGCCCGAGCCACCGGCGAGGCCTCGCACGTCGCCAGGGTCGCGAAGGCGGCCGCCGACGGCGACTGGAGAGCCTCCGCGTTCTTCCTCGAGCGCAGCTACCCCGAGCGGTGGGGCAGGACCCTGCCGCGGCCGCCGTTCGCCGGCAGAGACGAGCCGCTCGAGCCGCAGGCCGACGAGCCCGAGGCCGACGCGCCACCTGGACTGTTCGACGAGGTCGATGAGCTCGCGCGGAAACGGGCGCAGCGGCAAAGCTGAGCTCGCGATCTTCGAGCGCTTCTGCCGGGCGCTGACGCTCGAGCAGGGCGGCCCGCTCGAGCTCGAGCCGTTCCAGAAGGCGATGCTTGGCGACTACTTCGACGGCGCCGTCGAGACGCTCATCCTGCTGCCGAAGAAGAACGGCAAGACCACGCTCCTCGCAGCGCTCGCGCTCTACCACCTGATCGTCGAGCCCGACGCCGAGTGCGTGATCGGAGCGCGATCGCGCGACCAGGCGACGATCCTCTACGACGCCGCCTCGGGCTTCGTCCGCCGATCCCCGGAGCTGCGCGAGCGGGTCGTGCCGAAGCGCGGCTACCGCGAGATCCGATCGCTGCGCGACGCCGGCAGAGTGCGCGTGCTCGCCGCCGACGTCGACACCGCCGACGGCGTCATCCCGACGCTCGCGCTCGTCGACGAGCTCCACCGGGCCCGCAGCGCCGAGCTCTACGGGATTTTCCGCGACGGGCTCGGACCGCGCGACGGCCGCATGCTCGCGATCAGCGCCGCCGGCGAGAACGAGCAGTCGCCGCTCGGGATCATGCGCTCGGCCGCCCGGCGGCTGCCGCAGCTCAAGCGGAAGGGCCGCTACACCTACGCCCGCTCGAGCGACGGCAGCTACGCGCTCCATGAGTGGGCGCTCGACGCCGACGACGACGTCGACGACATGCGCAAGGTCAAGCGCGCCAACCCGGCGAGCTGGCAGACGCTCGAGCTGCTCGCGCGCCGGCACGACAGCCCGAGCATGCTCCCCTGGCAGTGGCAGCGCTTCGCGTGCGGCCTATGGGTCGGCGCCGAAGCGTGGTGGCTCGACGCCGAGGACTGGCACGCCGGCGCCCGCGAGCTCGAGCTCCAGCCCGGCGACGAGATCGCGCTCGGCTTCGACGGAGCCCGCTACGGCGACGCGACCGCGCTCGTCGCCTGCCGCCTGGAGGACGGGCTGCTCCAGCCGATCGGCGTGTGGGAAGCGCCCGAGGGCGCCGACGAGTGGGAGACACCGACCGACGAGGTCGACGCGACCGTCGCCGCAGCGATGGAGCTCTACAAGGTCAAGCGCGGCTACTTCGACCCGCCGCTCTGGCAGTCGGAGATCGACCGGTGGGCGCGCGACTACGGCGACCAGGCCATCATCCGCTTCTGGACGAACCGCTCGAGGATGCGCGACGCGGTCGAGCGCTTCCGTACCGACCTCACGGCCGGCACCGTCATCCACGCCGGCGACGAGCGCCTGACCCGCCATGCGCTCAACGCGCAGATCCGCGAGACGCGCGGCGGCTACGTGCTGACGAAGTCGAGGCCCGGCTCGCCGGAGAAGATCGACGCCGCCGTCGCCGGCGTGCTCGCCTACGAGGCCCGCGCCGACCAGCTCGCCGCGCAGCGCGAGCGCGAGCCCGGCGAGCTCGTCATGTTCTGACCGCAGACGCACGACGAGCCGCCCGCAGGCGGCTCGCCGATTCCCCCTGCGAAGGTTGCAACTTCGCAAGAGCAGACAATCCTAGCCGAGCTCGAGCTCGACGCACGGCTCGCATAGCGCGATCGTCCACAGCGTCGGCCGCTCGAAGTACCGCCAGGACACCGAGACGAGCTCGCCGCAGCGCGAGCAGGAGCAGTGGCCGCCCTCGAGCCGGATCCAGCGTGGGCTCACGCCGCCTCCTTCCGGGCCGTGCCGGAGGCGATCCGGCGCGTCCACTCGCGCGAGAGCCCGACCAGCGGCGCGATCTGCCGGAGCGACATGCCGGCGACCGCCGCCTCGCGGATCTCGCGTTCGAGCGCCTCGCGGGCGGCGGTTGCCTTCGACGCCGCCCGTACCAGCCGCTCCTCCCGCGACAGCGGGCTCACGACTGCACCTCGACCTCGAGCTCGAACGGCAGCTCGAGCTCGAGCTCCATCCACTCGCCGCCGAAGTTGCCGACCCGCACCTCGAGCCGCCAGTCGCCAAACTCGACGCGCGCCCAGGAGGGCGACGTCGCCGGCGCCGGCGACGAGATCCGGTACTGCTGCTCGAGCCCGGCCTCTTGCATGTCGACGAGGGCGATCGAGCGGCCCGAGCCGTCGGCGGCCTCGGAGATCCGCACGCCTGCGAGCAGGCCGCCGTCAGCAGCGGCGACATCCTCGGCGATAGCGGCGAGACGAGTGAGATCAGAAGCGTTCATCAGGGGGTTCCTTTCGATAGCGGCGAGCCTGGCCTAGAAGGCCAGGCACACCTGGGGCTCGAGGTCGATGATCACCAGCAGACCGCCGAGCTCGACGACGCCGGTCATCGACCGGGCGAGCTCGAGGGCCTCGTTCAGCGACGCCGCCTCGACGGCGACGACCTGACGCGCCGACCCGAACACCGAGTCGGACACGACAGCGGAAAACTCGTAGCGCTTCATCAGGGGGTTCCTTTCAGTAGAGGGCGCTGCGTTCATGTCTACATAGTAGCCGCCCGGCTACAAAATGGTCGCAGGGTTTACAGTTTCTTATCCGACCCCGCTTGCTGCCCGCGAGCGGTGCGGCTACTCGTGTTGTGCGACCGGCCGACAAGCGGCCGGCACGACGAAAGGACGACCGATGCCTAGCAAGACCGCGAAGCGAGTCACCGGCTCGCAAGCGATCCTCCACGTCCTCGCCGACGGCAAGCCGCGCAAGGCGAAGGACATCACCAGCGAGGCCGTCAAGCTGGTCAAGCCGGCGATGGCCGGCAAGACGCCCGAGGCGACCCTCGGCGCCTGGCTCTACACGCAGGCGAAGAAGCCGACCGGCGCGGTCGTGCGCACGAAGAACCCGGGCGAGTTCAAGCTGCGCCCGGTCAAGGCCGCATCGTGAAGCGCGGCCTGCTGCTCGCCGCGGCCGTCCTGGCCGCCGCCGCCGGTACGACCACGGCGGCGGCCGCCGGCGGCTGGCGCACCGTCGACCGCGCCTCCGACACCGGCCCCGACTTCACCTCCGCGCACGTCTTCTACGGCGGCACCATCGACGTCCGCCATGGCCGCGTCACCTTGCGCGCGACCAAGGGGAAGCGGGTCGAGACACGCACGCACGCGATCTGCAACGGGCCCGGGCGCACCGTCTCTCGCACGACGCGAGCGACCTACCGCTCGACCGGCCTACCGACTCGCCGCCTGATCGGACCGACGTTCGCCCGCGCGAGAGCGTGCAGCTTCTCCGTCGACGCGACGGCGGACGGCGGCCAGCTACGGCTCACGCTCGAGGTGCGGCGATGATCTCCGTCAGGCGCCGACACACCGCCGGCCGCGGCCGCGAGGTGATCCTCTCCGTCAGCGAGGACGTCTACGAGGCACTGAAGGCTGCAGTGCAGGTCGCCTACGACGACCCCGAGGCGACACCGCCCGAGTACGCCGAGCCCGCGGCCGAACTGTGGGAATCCCCTGATCGGGCAGAGCGTGAAGGCACCCGTCGCCGGCGACGACTAGGCCCGACCCGGCACGATCCCTCCTGCGAGGCGCCGATTGGCGCCTCGCCTCGTTCGCCCTACACTTCACCGGAGTGAGCGCGCTCGGCCTTGACCCCGCCGGCGCCGACGACACGATCGACGTCGTCGACACCGCCGACATCGTCGACGAGGACACCCTCACCGAGCTCCGCGACGAGCTGCTCGAGAAGCTGCGCGTGCAGCGCGACGTCGCCGAGGAGTTCTACGCCTGGTACCGCTGCCGGCAGGCGCCGCCGGCGATGCCGAGCGCCGCCGACTACGCGCCCGCCTTCGAACGGATGCGCCGGCAGGCGCGCGGCGCCTGGGCCCGGCTCGTCGTCGACGCGATCGCCGAGCGGCTCGTCGTCCAGGGCGTCCAGTCGACCACCGGCGAGCAGGCCGACGCCCGCGGCTGGAAGCTGCTGCAGGACAACCGGATCGACTCGGACCAGCGCGACGTGCACACCGAAGCGCTGATCGTCGGCGTCAGCTACGTCAGCATCGCCGGCACCGGCGAGGACGTCACGATCACGCCCGAGACGGCGCTCGAGGTCGCGCACATGACCGTGCCCGGCGACCGCCGCGTGACCGCAGCGGCGATCAAGGTGATGCCGCTCGGAGGCGGCGACTGGCTCGCCGACGTCTACACGCCCGAGCTGACCGCGACCTGGACCGCCCGCTACCGCGACCGGCGCCGCTCGCCGCTGGTCGACGGATCACGCGCCGCCTGGGACGACCTCGCCGTCGTCCCGAACGAGGCCGGCGCGGTCGGCATCGTCCCGTTCGAGAACCGGCCGACGACGGCGACCGCCGGCCTCTCGGAGCTCGACGAGCTGATCCCGATCATGGAGCGGATCCAGGAGCTCGAGCTCGCGAAGCTGATCGGCGCCTACAGCGTGACCTTCCCGCAGAAGTGGATCACCGGCC